AAGAATAAAACGAATTGTTGGATTTTCCATAAAGGCATTAGCTATAATTTGAACCTTGCAAGCCCCATGTTCAAACGCATCGGGCATGAATTTTTCTAAAGCTTGGCTTTTATCTAATCCGCCGAAAAGCTTTGCCATTTCCTCACATTTTTGTTTTGTGTTTTGTATATTCATAAGAAGAGAAGAGAAAAGCGGCAAGGGTTGGACTTGCCGCGTATTGGATTATTGCTTGAAGTAAACGACCATCGAACGGGATGAATTAGGAAAACGTGCAACTACTCGCTGGGCTTCCGATTCTGTCAAATCCCTTTCCAGTATTTGCCGACGGGATGATACCCGCATGATTTTTACGACTTTGAACAGTTGGATTTTTTCTTGTGTGTTCATATTTTTAGATATTAGAAACAAAAATATACTCCCCAGACTTTAGTTGCCCGATTGAATAATCTGATAGCTTTCCCCATCCAGTGGCCTTTTCACCGTATTCCTCTTGATCCTCCGCAAGTATTGCTTTAAGATATTTATCCACAGCCCATGTGTGGCAATCTGAACCGGATTTTTCATATGGATATGCAAAGGATTTGCGGCTACGTTGAGAGGATACAATGATGCGAGATCCTCGGGAATTGGTAGGGCCTGAATATTTTGATATTATAGCGGCACGGGAATTTTCGTTTTGTGTTTTCATGTTATTGTTGAATTTTTATGTTTATGTTATGGGGGAAAATCACATTCTTTCGTTACAAACTATGCGGGAAACATAACTCGCGCCGTCCGAATAATAGACGGAAAGATCAGCGCGCAACTCTTGCAATGTTTCATCAATGCTTTCGAATTCCTCGCGGAGAATATAGCCGGATTCCAAGAGACCCACATTGCAAACCGAACCGAAAATTAACTTGTCATCGGTTGCCAAGACTTCGAAGTATTCACCGCTTTCAATTTCAAGGGTTCCAAGACACTTTGCACCCTCAACATTTGAGGCGCTCCACTGTTCTTTAGTTTCAATGATCATATAGGTTTTAGTTTTAGGTTTATGTTATAGGGGAAAGAATCAAACCGCGCGAATTTCAAGGAATGGCACGCAGTCAACTTCAAGGTTCAAGCTTTCATCGTATCCAATGTCTGAAATGTCGCACACTCGAGCCTTGGGAAGATAATTTGCCTTGAATACTTCCCAACGTCCCCTTGCAGCTTCTAAGGCTTCTTCTATGGTTGCGTTGGTTTTAATATACCAAGACGCATTAGTTTCAAATCCCTCACGTGAGTTTCCCCACAGTTCATGCGCTACTATGTCAAAGCGAGTTTCACTGGTTGCGTTGGTTTCTACTATCAGGTTTCGGATTTTATTTTCGAGTTTCATGATTTTTTAATGTGCCTTGATTGGCAAATATGACACAGCGTAAAGCGTGCCAACTATTCCACAGAGGGGAAACAAGGGAAAACTATGCACAGCATAAATCGTGCCATGGCATTTATTGCCGCTTTTATAGGTAATTATTGCCGCACTGGGCAAAGATTGCCGAGCTGATTTGAGGTGGTTTGCGTAAGTGGAAAAAATGGAGTGGTTTGCAAAGAATCACAGCAGATACCGTGCCAAGAATAGGGTGAGGATTAGAGAAGAGGGATGACAGATTGAATATCGATATATTGTTATATAGCTATATAGCGATACTTGCCATATCGTGTATGGCATAGCTATAAATGAGAGTCTGCTTTTTGCACTGTGCCCTTTACTGTATATGACGAGACCGCGTTTTCATTCGGCGATGCTATGCCACACTCACAGCTTGCCGTATAACATCCCGTATTTCATCCCGCATCCATTCACCTTGCCATCTAATCAAAGCGCCTTACAGGTCATCCTCGCACAATCCACTAATGAGATTCAGTCTCAACTCCATTATCTATTCTTGGTATTATCGGAAGTTATATTGATAGTCAACGAGTTACGATAGGTATGTAACATGATCATGCGCATGGCAATCAACGGCGAGTATCGATGCGTAACAAGGCACGCATAGCATAGAGCAGCACGGCGTAGCACAGAGAAGAGCGGAGCACAGAGTACCGGCGACACAGAGCGACACAGAGAAGAACACAGCGGCACAGCGAGGCACAGTGGGGGGGGCAGGGGTGGCAGGGGGCAGGGGGCTGGACGCAGCGCGACACACGGGAAACAAGCCCCCACATAAAAATATAAAAATAAAATTATTAAATCTGACCCTAAAATCCTATTATATCCGCACAACAAGCTGAATACCATACACATACCCTCGACTGGAATCAAACCAGTAACCTACGGATTAGAAGTCCGTTGCTCTATCCGGTTGAGCTACGAGGGTGTAATGTTTGTGCTACACTACGCTGGTTAATGTCGCATATACGACGAGTTAAGTGTGTTATTCTTGCTTAATACGTCAAATAAGACGCTTTGTTCCCCTAACGATGATTTATATGTCATCGCCATAAAAACGCATCTAACGCCATTCTGGAGCAACCGTGATATATCCCAGTATGGTAGCGTGGGTATATATTTTAAGAGTCGGTATCGGTGGTATCTGATTTGCCTTTTCTGATAACATAAGTCATATCGATACTTTGTCCCTGTAGAAAGCTGAGAATTATTTCTTGGTCTGTCTCCAGTTCTTCGATTCTTTCGATTAACTCCTCTGTGTCTTCTACGAGTTCTGCGTTTTGTTCTTTGAGGGATTGGATGACATCTGACAGGAATTTTATTCCGGTTGTGAGGGCTGCGGCTATTTTGACTGGATCACCCTTACCCTTGGCGAGAGACTTGATGGCTTCGTCTAATTCTACCATGACTGGTGTCGGTGTCATGGTTTATTTGCTTCAAGCCTCTTAATGACTTTCATGGCGAGGTCAACTTGGTCTTGGAGATTGCTTACTTTATTCTCGGCTATTGCTGCCATTTCTACTGCTACCTTCCACTTGTTCTCCCACCCTGTTATTTGATTGAGTGCATCGTCGCGTTCGCGCTCCAGCTTGCGACCGAATTCAGCAGGCACACACTCGCGGTCGGCATTTTCCAATCCGACTGAAATAAGCGCATCTGTCTCCGGTGTTTGGCTACCAGTCATTTTTGTTCTCCTCATAATTTCTAACAGCATCTCTCAATGCGTTGATGAACCCAGCAGTTGGCTCAACATCTTTCCATGATGGTTGCTCCCACCGATCAATAAGTGCCTTTGCTTTCTCTACAACTTCAGCACAGAGCCTAAGATCGTCAATAGCGACCTCAATGGATAGCTCTTGTGTTTGTGTGTTTTTCATTTGTGTGTAATAACTTTAAGGATAAAAATGCATCCAAGTAATGATATCAGTATAACAAAATTAACCAACAACGGAGACAAGACCAACCACCAACTCCAGTCAATAAACCCTGTCAGCTTGAGTGTGATGAATATAAGCGTTAGTAGATTTGAAAATGTCCCTCCCAATGATACCGTAGTTTTGTTTGCCATGATCAAGTGTGCCTTTACTTACCTTTTATTTTATACTCTGACTTATCGAAACTCCAGTCAATTTCATCATAGTTATCCCAGTATTTCTTTGTGATTGGCCTGGGCTTATCACCCTTGCCAGCACCAACTGACTGTGATTTCAGTTCGTTGATTCGCGCTTTTCTATTATCGTCGTTTTTTAATTTCATGGTTATTGAAAGTTGTAGCAGGGACGGGAATGCACTCCCTTTTCAGACATCTGGTTCCCAAGGTTATGAGCCTCCTTCGGCTCCCAGACCTCGATGTGGTGTTTGACCGAGAAATCCCAGTCCATCAACACTCATCCGTATATCATGTCTGCCTGCTAATTTTGATACGGGTTGGCGCGTTACTACCAATCATGGTTTCAGTGACGGCCCCATGTAGTGCCGCTTGGCTTTTTGTGCCATTTAAGTGAATCGCTTCAAAGCTTGCGACTGGCTGCATGACTCCATGCTTCCCGTAAAATATATCAAAGAGCATTACCACTGATTTGCATTGCTGGCTCAATGGTCAAGCCTCTGTAGGATTCCTGCCTCTGGCAGAGATCAAAGGTTGTCGTTCGCCCACTTATGGAAATGTTGTCGTTAGTTAACATTTCTGGAATGTTAACGATCAGCGACTCCAAGGAAATAGTTTAAGTGTCATATTTTTATTGGTTGGTGAAAGTTGATGTATTCAGTATAAATGCCAATACGTGAAAGTAAAGTTTATTGTTGAACAATAGCTTCTTCCAACCTTGCCATGTGCTTGATGAACTTAATGGGAATCATTGGCGTTGTCCCGTTTCGGTTGTGCGTTACAGACAGAATGTATGCGTAGGGATCATCCGATTCCTCTACTGGCATGATCTTTGTCAGGCTATCGCAGTCCATCTCAAATGTCCGGCTCTCGCGGATTGTGTTGTCCTCATTGAGTTGAGCAAGGAGAACTACACAGACTTTCAACTCTTTCGCTATGATTTTCGTCATGCGGCTGATTTCCGCAACCTGCCTCTCCCTATTTTCCTTTTGATTGCTTGGAGTTATAAGCTGTGCGTAGTCCAACATAATAATTTCGCATTTGTTCTCGACAACCAACCTTCTTGCCCTGGCTCTAAACTGATTCACGGTCATTGATGCTTCATCTACAATATGGATTGGAGCCTTCATTCCTTGGGTCATAAAGTTGGACACCTTGGCGAAGTCCGCTCTGTTTAGCTTGCCGTCACGAAGATCATTCATTCCAATCTGTGCATGGCAGGATGTGATCTTGTCTACAAGCTCATCCGCGCCCATCTCAAGCGAGATGATGCCAATCGGGACTCCCTTGTCTATAGCTGGCGTTGTAACCATCTGTAGGGCTGCTGTGGTCTTTCCTTGCTTGGCTCTGCCAGCGATGATGTGGACTGTCTGTGGTCTAAACCCTCTCGTTGCCATATTCCATCTTGGGAAACATGAATCATGTCCTCGATTGATAGCTCCTCCGGTTTTAGCAGCTTCCTCCCAAGCTGTGATCCTGCGGTTGAGAACATCGCTAATGTGTACGGATTCTGACTTAGTAGTCATCATTCCGGTAATCTCACGGCTTGCCTCCTCCTTTATTTCCTCTGGGTCTTTGGATCGATCAAGCGCATCCGCTGCCATACGCTTTGCGGCGAAGTGTATCTTGCGGCGAAGGTAGCAATTTGAGATCGTCTTGAAATACTCATCCCAGTTGGCGGATGTGTAGACAACTGTGTATATGTGGGTGATGTAGTGTTCACCACCAACTCCCTCAAGCAAGTTATCTGCCCTCAATTCGGAGGTTATGGTTAACAAGTCAATTGGCTTCTTTTCAAAATACATCTTGAGAAGAGTCTTCCAAATGTCTTGGTGTGCTGGATATGTAAGGTGTTCCAGTGTAATAATATCGGCAATTTTGCCAATGATGCGTGTGTCTTGTATGCAGGAACAAAGCAATCCTTGTTCCGCTTCTGTGTCGGATGGTAGTGTGTTTTCCATGGTCAGTGGAAATTATAGCGAGCAACCGGAAGATGTCAATGCATTCCGAAAAGATTTAAAATATCTTTTAGATTCTTTGAATCACTATTCGACACTGGCTCTGGTTCAAATGTGTCAGAATCCGACTCTTGATTGAATCCCTGCTTGTATGCCACATCGTATGTCGTTTCAAAGAACTTCTTGAATCCTTTTGCAGACATCACAACTCGACCATCAATAATTTGGTTAAGCAACGATGGATTTTTTAGAAGGTAATATTCAAACAATTTCTCTTTACTCATATATACAATATTGTAATTGTATCAAAAAATTAATAAATACAAATATTATGAAAAACAAATATTCGTCAATAGAACAAGCATATCAAAATATGGTAGCTCCATTATCTCCAGAAGACGGATACGGAACGGGTAAACGAGACAGGAAATTTCAGGAAGAAAGAGAAGTATTTTTGGAACAAATGCGAAGAGGTCGCCAAGGCGCAGGCCCATCTAAGTATCTAATGGACTTAGCCCCCCAAAATATAAAATATAGATAATATTATGAAAAATTCAATTTCAAACTCATATGCAAGAATGATTAATGATGAAGAGCAAAAGAAAAAAGATCGCGCAAGCGGAAAACTTCTAAAAACATCTGATCTTGCAGATGCTGGTCTAACGGGTCAAACTCCTGCGGGATATGTGCCTACTGAAGAAACATATGTTCCAACAGAGCGTGAATATCAAAGAAACAATCCTAATTCCGCTGAATATAAGGCTGATGTTGAAAAAGAAAAACAAAAAAGATTAGACCGTGAAAACAAAAGAACAGAAAAAGTAAATAGGCTTAAAGCATCACATCCATGGTTATTTGGGTATGGCACTGGGGCATTTGTTCAGCAAGGCCTTGGAGCGGGAAGTTTAGGATAAAATCATGAAAACAACAAGATCAATAAAAAAATTAGAAGATTTTGATACAGTCGAGGAAATTCAAAGCGGTGCATTACCAAACAGCAAAGCAATATTAAATTCATATAATCGTCTTATACCGGAGGGTAAAACAAATACAAATAATCCCATGAATCCAAGGCGTTCAAATTTAGAAACCTTGATGAAACAAATTTCAACAATAAAACATAGAGACCCGAATTCAGCGGAAAGCAAAGAAATAAATATAAAAGAAGATTGGGACAAAAGAAACGAAGAAACTAAAAGAAGGCAGTCAAGGTTAGGTGCATGGGCTGGATAATTATGAAAAAATACAACTCACTAAAAGCGTTCTACGATCAACCTAAAGACGGTAAGAAAATTACCAAGGGCCAACAGCAAGGCAAGAAGGGCTTGACAAAAAATCGTGAGACGGGCAAGGTAAAGGCAAGTGCAATGGGAAAACTAAATTACTAATATGAAAAAACCTATAGTTGGAAATTACAATTATACACCTCAACAAATGGCGCGAATCAACGCGCAGCGTGAGGCGAGTGGCCGCGCTCCTTTAGCAAGTTATAGTGGAGCGCAAGAAAGCTCTGATTATGATAAATATTATAATGAAATAAAGAAACGATCAGGTGGTGGTGGCATTAAAAAAAGCCAGTATGATATTGATAAAGAAGCGGAGAGCGATATTCCAATTAAAGATCGGATTGGAAAAATGACTTCTGATAGTGCTAAAAAAAGAGAAGAAGAACAATCTGCGTTTAGGGAAAGGTTCCGTAAAAAGCAAATGCTGCCAGGTTCAATGGGTGGAATGAAGAGCGGAGTATCCTCACCTACATCCAGTTCTTCTTACGCCAGAGGAATGGCTTGATTTACTTCTTGGTGTGCGTCTCGTAAACCAAGGATACAATCATAATAACCCAGACAAAGATTATGGCTACAGTCTGGTCGTTCATATCCCAAGTATCTTTGCCCCGTTTGGATATGTGCCCCTATAGATTTCTGCATCTTCTTGCTTCACTACGAACAAGGATGGTTTACAACTATGATCCCAGTATGATTTTAGTTTTTGTTTTTTGAACTCAATAAGCTCAATTCCCATTTTCTCTGCAACATCAAGAGCGATAGGATCATTCGCATAGATTTCCTTGTAGATAACTTTTTTTATCTTATATGCAGCTATGGCTTTTAGGCAATCACCGCATGGAAGTAGCGTAGAGTAAATAACGTCGCCCTCTTCCGGTTTGATATATCTTAATGCATTTTGCTCTGCATGAATAACGTAATTTCTACGCTGATCTCTGTCCTCCCAGTTCTCTTCAACTCCTTGAGGGAATCCATTGTATCCAACGGAAGCGATGGAATTATCTTTGCGTAGGATTACTGCGCCAACCTTTTTCCATGGGTCTTTGCTTTTCTTAGCAACTGCCTCGGCAATGCCGATTGCGTATTCATCCCAGTTCATATTGATGTGTGTTTGTTACTAATTTATATGCAACAAGCGTAGCATATTCATTTTAGTTCATTGGCAAGATTCGCAAGTTTCGTCATCAAGGTTGCAAACACGCTTGATTTTTACATCCTCAAAATCATCTTCAATGTTTGGGATTTGCTTTACCTCTAATGTATCAGGAAGCTTGTCTGCCCGTGCAATAGCTGCGGTATTGCTATAGGTTCCTTGTGGATATCGTTTGGATAGCTTATTCATGTTTGCCTCGATGCATTCCTCAATCGTCATGTCTAATTCACCGAGGAGTCCAGTGAGGTAAAATAGAATGTCCCCAGCCTCTTCCATGACATTATTCAAATCGATTTGCTTCTGATATACGCAATGCTTCTTAATTGCGTCCAGAAGCTCTCCAGCCTCGCCGGATACACCTACAGCCATGTGGAGTAGGTGAGCCTGTTGTGGCGTTAGCTGACAGATAATTTCATCTCCAGGCTTAACGATTGAATTTACGAATTGTTGATATGTCGTTGTGTTGCTCATGTTGTTAAATAAATAGGTTTAACCAAGGCTCAATTCTATCAGACCAATTGAATTTTTCAATGGCGTATTCTTGTATTTTTGCACAAGTAGAGCGATACAACTGATTGTCTTGTTTGTATCTCAAGATTGCTTCTTTTGTTTCCTTGATAAAATCATTCGGATCAATTGAGACTATAACTCCACCACTTTCAATTGCATCTTCTGCATAGTATCCAACTGGAGTTCCTATCGTTAGCCTCCCTGCTGCGGCTGCTTCCATCATAGGAAGACCACCAGCTTCTTCTGTTGATGACATAACAACGCAATCAACGATCCCGTAGTATGAAGGCATACATAGGTGATTCATTTCTGGAAATGACCTCAAGTCCACATTGATTCCGCTTACCGCATCTTCAACAAGTTTTCCCCGCTTTATTTCTTCGCCAAAGAAATTCTTGGTTTCCTTCATCCCAGCATATCCAATTACAGATAGTCCGTCAGATATATTGTGTTTAAATACATCTGCATGAATTCCAAGCTTCACAATATCTGGAATGCGGCTAACACCAAACTCAATTGATTTATTCTTTAGGACATTTGATATAACGGCATAACCTTTAAGCTGTGAGTAGAAGTCAACGCCATAGGTTCTTTTTGCAAGCAATATGTCCCATTGACCATGTGCAATACTTACAATCTTGTTTAGCGCAATTCCTCGTTGGTGAAGTGGAATTACAGCTTCCGGTGTTGTTACGAATACATCGTATGTTCTATTTAGAAAATCAAACTCATGCTGTGAATACGGAATAGTCCAATCAAGTAGGTTGGCGTATATCCCGTGTTTATACAACTCCTTGCATAGTCCATGATGTATAGAACCAAACGCCCATCTGTTTTGAGTGTAGAATAAAACTTTCTTCATACCCCTAAATGCCTGCGTGTTACATATCCTTTCATTAGGCAGTAATTATATTCGCAGTGTGTGAATTGTGGATCGTTCCAGTGATACCATCCAAACTTCTTTTCATAGTGGTGTATGTCAAACTTTGTAGCCAAATCAATAAGGTTGAAGTTTGATTTGTGAATCTCATACGAGTTATCCATGGCATCGTCTTGTGGCATGAATGTGGGCCATAATACAAATACCCAATC